CCCTACGTGAACGCCCATAGGAAAGTATCGGTGTAGAATACGATAACCAATGTCTCGAAGAATAGTCATATAATCTTTGAGCATGGTTTTCATTGGTTGCAAAAGTTCTTGAAACATAAGCAAATCTTTCTTGTGGTGATATTTCACCATCCATCATGTAAGACTCTTTCAGTCTTATCTTACCTAAATCATCAAATAAATCATCCCTTTTAGGATCAATAGACACTGCGTTATTTATTATCATAACACAACTCCAAAATAAGTTGAGCATAGTGAATAATTTTTTCTACGTCTTTTTTGCCTTCACCTTTTTTAGCGTGTCTAGTTGCATATTTAATTATGTTACCTTCAAGAAAACCTATTTTATTTTTTGCTATAAACTCTACAGGTTGTATCGTACAATCTTTGTAATGATTACCACCAACCTGTTTATCCAAAGCAGACTCTTCTTTTAACTTTCTAAGAATATATTTATCTCTACTCTCTCTATCTTCTACATTCTTATGAATTACTAAATCTATTTCTTTACTCAATGTTTTCTCCCGAAGTTTACATTTATAATATTACTACCTAAATCTTGTTTTGTAATTACAGCTTCTTCATTTTCTTTCTTTGCCTCACTCATAAAGTTAAGTATAACATCGTGTCCCACTGACGTAACATAGTTGTGTTCATTGTTTAGTATCTCTAGCATACCATGACACATAACGTGTGCAGGACTAATATCATCAGTAGAAGTTGTATCGTAACATCTTACGTCAACACTGTCATCATTTGTGCTATCTAACACTATATAAAGTCTACCCTCTTGTAATCCAAAAGATTCCTCTTCTATTCTTTTTTTAATATTATCAGGTATTCCATTATCTTCAGGTTTAAATGTAAACCCTTCTATAACATCATCTTCATTACTCATTTGGTCCACTCCTTTGGGGGAACTTGTTCTGCCCACTCAAAACCATGTTTATCAGCCCAATCAGCATGACTAGTCTTAGAACCTTTGTATATCTTTTTACGCGAATTAGCAAACAAAAATTTAATATCTAGTTCAGGGTTTTGTTTTTTAACTAATAAATGTTTAACTCTATCTGATTGCAATAATCTTCCTTTTACTTCTATATAAAAATCATGGTCTTTTATATAAAAGTCTGGAATATAAACACGAGGGGGTGGCACATAACCTATTTTGTGAGGCTCAAATTCAAACTTTATTTTTTGTTTGTTTAATGCCAATGCAACTTGTGCTTCAAATCTTGATCTAAATTTCATTGTATTAACACATCCTTTTTAATAGAATTATGTGCTATTAACTTTGAATATTCTTTTTCAAATGCTTTCTTATATTTTTCTGTTAAATTAGATAATGCAATATTAAAAGATATCATTGGATATACCACTGTTGCACAAGTTTTACTAGCTTCTATTATAGAAGAAAAATCTGAGCATATCATAAAGTATTTACTTGTGTAATCTTCATCCTTCCACTTACCTTTATCAGACATATTTAATCTATGTCTTAAAGGTAAACCTTTTTGCTTATTTCTTAACTGCAATATGCAATCAGAGGCTACATCTCCCTTTTCAGTTTCAAAATATACAAACTTTGCATTAGGGTTTTGATCTATCATAAAGTCTGTGTATCTTTCAACAAACAATATCATTCTATACTCTCCTTAACGTATTTGGTGTACCAAACTCTAGGTTTGTTTTCTGCTCTTGAAATAGCTTTAGGTTTTATTACTGCTTTAGGCCAACAGTATTCTTTGTAGCCACAATAACCACAATTTTTATGCATTAATCTATTACCTGTCTTTTTTAGTTCTTTGGTCTTGCGATCTTTGTATACTTCTTCTGTATCTGAAAAAGATTTCTTAAACTTCTTATTACTTAATACTTCTACTATATTGTTGTGGCTTTTCTCTAACGCTTCTTTTCTATCTTCATCTTGTAGTAAAGGAGCTTTACAAACAGCCCACTCACCTGTAGCTTTATTAATAGCTATCCAACCACCAAATTCACAATCAGCAGCCTCAGAATACAAATACCCTTGTTGAACATAACCAAACACATCATCTGATTTAATGTTATTGTAACCACGATTAGCAGAAAATTTCATAGAAAAAGCACCGGGGCTAGCACTCTTTATATCATAAACTTTTCCATCAATCTTTACATCATACGTGCCTTTTAAAGTTGTGTTGCCTATATCTAATTCTACAGCCTTTTGTTCATCTTCTATGTTGATTCCTGCTGCTTTCATAACCGTTACCGCTATAGCTTCTATTATATCTCCAAATAAAAACTTCATAACTAATGTGTAGTCTACATCTTCTACAACATCATCACGCATTGCCATCTGCTGTTGACACATTGGTTTGCCCACACCAGACATTCTTATTTTAGGTTCATTCTGTTTACGGCTAAATTGTCTTTCTAATGCGTAACCACACATTTCTTTAAATTCTTCAACGAGATTAGGGGGGATGCCTTTTGACTCCCCCCTTGATGCCGCTTCTAAAAAGAATTGAACTCTTTGTAGAAGAGTATCGGACACTAAGCTGCGCTCTCTAATTCCTTGGCAACGTCTAAGTCTTCTCTAAGTAAAACGTTTTCCTTTCTCTCGTTGTGATCTTTTAGAACACGTTCATTCCAACCTTTTATATCTTCCATGAACTCATTCAAAATGGTTATGTCTGTTTCAGATACTTTCACTGTTTGTGGTTTTTCAAAAACAGGAGTGTAATAAATTACTGAACCATTTACGTTACGTTTAGTAGACATCTTTGCTTTCTGACTAAACATAATTTTGTTACTTGGTATTTCCCTAATAAAGTTTGCTACTGGCATAAAAGCAGAACCACGAGCAGACCAAATGAAAGGTGTATCTGCCAAATCAATTGTTTCTTTGTCTACACTTTCTCCAGTTCCTTTAGTGACCATGCCATACACTACTTGTGTGCATTTGATATTTTTTTGTCTAGCGTGTTCAATAGAGTTAGCAGGTAATGAGGCTACTTCGTCTTTACCTAATTTACCACACCTGTCTCCACCTGCTGTATCTGGAAAGTCATCGCTTAGAGATGGTTGTAGCACTGTCCTTATTGAATCCTCTGGTCTTTCATTGCTATAAAAGTCATACCCATAGTATCTTACAAATAGCCTTACTTCAATATTCTTTGAATACAAAGCTTTACCATTCATTTTAAAACGATAAGACCCTTTTGGTAAAACATCACCGCTAGTGTTTTCATTCTGTTGTTCTATGGCTAATCTTGGGTAGCCCATAGTTGCATTGCTGTTTGATGTGTCTGCTTGTCCAATCATCTCAGCAATTTTTGCCATGTTTTCATTAATGTCTTTTTGTTGTATCTTTGCTATATCATTCATTGGCTTTATATCTCCTGTAATTTTAACCAATCATGCCCAATTTTTAGTTCGATGTCTATGGGCATATCGAACACTATATTATAACGTGTTTCACATTCTTTAGATATACATAACATACTCTCCTTCATTAAGTCAATCATTTCTTCTTTCTCTTGAGGATGCACATCCATAACAAGAGAGTCATGCACTGTGTTAATTAACAAACTTTTAATACCCTTATCTTTTAATTCTCTAAGTTTTTTATGTAACTTAATTAAAGCCAAGGGCAAGAGGTCTGCTGTAGCAAAACCCTGAACAGGATAGTTCTTAATTGCAGTGGCATTTGTTGCTGTTCCTTTTGATGTGAACTTTGCAAACTTAAATGCATATTCCCTACCAGAGGGTAGAACCACTTTTTTAGTGCTGACTGCTTCATTTTGCAAATCCTCATGCCACTTGGTTATTCCTGAATACTTATCCTTAAACGCAGAGTAGTATTTCATTTGTTTATCTGTGCCAAGAATACCACCATACAACGGTTTAAAAGTATGTGATTTTGCCTCTTGCCTTGACACACCCATTATGGATGCAGTGTAACTATGCACATCAAATCCATCTTTAACTTCTTCATAAATAGTTTTGTCTTTAGATAAGAAACCTGCCACACGAAACTCCAGTTGTGAGTAATCACCTTCAAGTATGTAGCCCCCATCAAATCTTGATACTATAGCCTCTCTTGCAGGAAAAGTATTACCACGAGGCATATTTTGAAAGTTAGGTTTACTAGATGATAATCTACCTGTGGCGGTTATGCACTGATTAAACTGTGGATGTATGTAACTGTTTTCATCTTGAAACTTATCTAAACTATCTACAAAAGTATTTAAGTAAGTTCTTATCTTAGAATACTTTATGTATTTCTCTACAAATTCGTGAGCCACACCTTCTAACTCAGGAAGTATTTGATCTAATGTTTCTTTATCTGTTTTAAATCCTGCCGCACAAGTGTCCTCTACTCCACGAGGAACTATTCTTAGTCCTGCCGCTTCATTAATATAGTCATAACAAATACCAGTAGCATCACAACTTTTACATTTTGTTTTGTTCCTACTTAATTTGCCTGATTTTAATGTCCTAATATAAAATCCTTTGCCCTCACAATCAACGCACTGTCTTCCTATAGATTTTCTATCTACAGGAGCTAGAACTCTTACATGATGATTAAAAGATTTAGGTGACATTCTCGTTTTGTATTTAGGTTTTTTAGTATTACCACGCCACTCTGTACCTATGTTAAATATCTCTTTCCATTGATTCTTATCTAATACTTTTCTTGAGTACAAAAGCCTACTACGATCATCAGGGCTTTCAAGATTAATTGGCGTGTCTCCCATGACTTTTGACACAATTCTGCTAAGTTCAAAACTTAATGTTTCATACTGTTGTTGGTAATTATTTTTAATTTTACTAAGATTATCATTGGATATTTTTATGCCTACACGTTCCATGTCTATTAAAGCATCTGTTAGTTCCATGCTCATCTTGGCAACTTTAAGCATAAATGTAGTCCTTCCAATTTGTTTTCATATCAACCAACTGACTATCGGCTAATTGTTTTGTTATTTCAACATCAGCGTCACAATATTCTTTAACTAAATGTGGGTTGATGTCTTGGTATGATAGCCCTCTATCTAAATATTCTTGTATAAGATCAGTTCTTTTGATGTCAAGATTACGCCTTGCACAACATTCTTTTAGACTAAGCTGTTTCTTCTCACCACGAGATAGCAAATATTCTGCAACCATTGTGTCAAAGATGTCACCATTGTACTTAAAGTTACATTCTCTCATCCAAGTAAGATCAAATTTAATGTTGTGGCCTACAAGAATATCAGTTCCCTCTAGTGTATCTTGTACAATTTTATGTCCGTTTTCTTCAGGTTCCTTTTGATTGTGATTAAAAAATACACCTAATCTTTCTGTTTCAGAAGAGTCTGTATCAAAACTAAACCACCCTATGTAGACAAGCTCATCACCAAAAAAAGGTGAAGATACTACATTTCTGTTTTTATCAAATGTTGTTTCTATATCGACAACTGTTACAATCATAAGAATATATCCCTATCTCCATCTCGTCTTAAAACTATAGACCCATGATATCCATTGATCTTATTTTTAGAAAACTTCAAAGTTCTAAAATCTTCGTGCTCTGATACACCTATCCCTATAATTATATCAGCCTCTCCTGCCTTTCCTGTTTTACTACCATCTAACATAGAATAATCAATTATTTCACGACCATGTGCTTCATAAGAGGCTTGCGATACAGCCCATACAGCAACTTTGTTTCTTTTAGCTAACTCACGGCTACGAGCATACAATTCTTTTAGTCTTTCATCGCCACGAGAGAACTCACCATCTATTCTAACTTTATCTAACTGATCTATAAACACTACATCAACTTCATTGCGAAAGCAATAGTCCTCAATTTCTTGTATGCTAGTACCAACACAATCCATAAATGTAGCGTAGGGCAATACTTCTGATTTATATTTTTCTATGAATTTATTTTTATCTAATAATATTTCTTGTCTTGATAATTCAAGAATAGATTTAGCCACCCTCATGCGAGTTTTACGAACTGGTTCTTCATTCCCCCAATATGCTACATTTAAATTATTTTTTATATACCATCCACACAACCATGCGGCAAATGATGTCTTGCCTATCTCTGGTCTAGCAAATATAACTCCAAGGTTTTGTCT